GATGCTGTTTATCAGCAAGTTCAGAAGGCTCTGCGCGCTGCCTTTGCAAAATCTGGAGTTCCTGCTAATAACAGAGCTACGGGCGCAACATTCAATGGCAACGAGATGATGAAGCTGATTTCAACTGTTAGAGCTTATGGTAGTGGCGCAGTTATTTTTGCACCGCCTGAGTTCATTGCAGCTATGGGTGCTGATGCTATTGTTCCGATTACTAATTATGGCGGAACAACTCCGACATCTGGTATCCAGGGCGTATATCATCCACAAGATATTGATGCTATCCATAATACTGGATATATTAATCTGTTCAGAGGAACACCTATTGTTCAGATTCCGCAGTCTTGGGTTGATGAAAAGAATGAAAAGACATGGATCGATCCTCAGCTGGCTTATGTACTGCCTACTGGTGGAGAAAAAGTTGTTAAGGTTGTCTTTGAGGGTAATACTCAGATGTATGACTTTATTAATAGAGACCAATCCATGGAAATTCATACATATAGAAAGCTGGGTACTGCTATTCTTACATATCATAACTGGGGTATTTATAAGAATACTGGTATTGCAGATACTTATGAAGAACAGTTTGACATTTAATTGTTGTAAGGGGAGGGGTTCATCCCCTCCCTATCTTTATATTTAGGAGTGAAAAGGAGTAGTAAAATGGAAGATAAAGTAAAGGTTGTAAATTTAATTTCAAGTAGAGTTAATATTGATATTCCCGATGTAAGACTTAATAGAATTTGGGAAAAGAAAGGCGCAGTTAAGGTTGTACCCTTTGATCAGCTTCAAGAAGCAATTTATAATCCTGGTGTAGAAGCAATGTTTACTGAGGGTATTCTTGGAATAGAAGATTTGGAAACTAAGAAAAAGCTTGGACTTGAACCTGAGGATGCGAAAGAGCCAGTAAATATTATTGTTCTTAATGATCAGCAGAGAAAGCGTTATTTAACTGTTATGCCTTTTAATGAATTTAAAGATAAGATTAAAGAGCTGCCAGTAGAACAAGTAAGAGAACTTGCACAGTATGCTATTGATAATGAAATAGCTGACTTTGATAAGACAGAAGTTATTAAAAAGATTACTGGTATAGATATAATCGGTTCTATTCAGATGAATAAGCAGGATAAGGAACAGATTAAAGAAGACTAAGAGAGGTTGAAAAATGGCTTCAGTTTATGATGTTTATGATGCGTTCTTACCAAAAATGTTGGAGGACGAATGGTTAAACTGGACAGATTCAGAGAGAGAAACAGATTGGCGTTCCCTATTAGATGCTGCCATTCCTTATTTTAAGTTTCCGAGAGTTAGTTTAGAAATTAAAGGCGACTTTTTTGTTGATGAAAATATTTCTAATGAGGAAATACAGATTTTAGCTACATATATGAAATGTGAGTGGCTGAATAGAACAATTTTGACTTGGGAGAATGTAAAGCCATTATATGTGGAAAGAGATTTTTCTCAAGCTAACTTACTGGATAAATTAAAACAACTACTTGATAGAGAGGAATATAAGGCATTAAAACTTGAGCGAATTTACTATCGTTCTCGTAAGGGAAGGTCGTTTGAATATAGTAAATTAGCAGGAGATTAAAGATGAAATATATTCCCGGCATGGATGAGGGGTATGCCAATAGTTTAAAGAATAAACTGTTTGGTTTACTTTGTGAATACGAGAAGGGAAGAGAGTGGGAGAAGTTTTTAGATTCAATTATTATTGAATTATATGGTTTTGAACCAGAAGAAAGAACTATCAATTATTACACTTTATTTCATAAGATTTCCTCTTTAAGATATTTAAGATATGAGTATTTTAGAAGTACAATTTTTGATTGTATGTCTTTACTTTCTAAACAAACGGAGGGAGAAGATGGGATACTATGAGAAAGTATATCTAAAGAGATTAAATAGATATGGAATAGACTTTCAAGCTCGTATGCAAGGACAAAGAGAAGAAAATTTTAAGCGACAGTTGTTAAAGTCTGTTTATTATGTGGAATTTGAATATGATGGTGAAATGAGAGAAGGTGAACTTACACCTATGCGCCAGGATGAAACGAAGACAATGCAGTATTTATTAACTGATGTTTATTTAGATATGCCCAGTGGAACTGTATTGTTTATTCCAGATAAAGATGGAGAATTGCGGCCGTGGCTTATTTACTATTTAGAAGATTTAAAAGCAAGTGGGTATAATAGGTATATTGTTTTGAAAATGACTCACTTGTTGACTTGGAGAAATAGAGATGATGTAAATGAGACTCATACTTCTTGGGCTTACTTCTATGGACAGGAAGATAATATGTTGAAGGACGAGCTTAAATCAAGAAGTAGAAGTAGAGTTTTATATACAGAGAATTTGAAATTAAGTTTTTTTATTATGCCATTGAGTGATTATATTAAGAAGGATGATTACTTAGAGGTTGAAGCTGGCGCGGGCGCCGGAACAGTAAAAGAAGCTTATGTGGTAACAGGTTTTGATACTCAGTCTACTCCTGGGGTAGAATTTGTCTCTGTTGATCCACAATATATACGCGATCTTACTCCTCCACCGGAACAAAAAGAAGGAGATGATGATTCTGACTTCTTCTGGATTAATGGAGGTAAGAAATAATGAATGTAAGAAATTGTGCAGATATTGGTATCAATGCGCAGTATATAATGAAAAGATTATTGGCAAATCAAAATTTGTTAAAGCTTTTATATTATACTGATAAAGATCCGTTGAGTCATGAAGATTTAACTGATGAACAAATACAAGAAGAAATTTTTGAAAAACTTATTAAAATAGTGCCGCGAGTTGGCCCAAAAGAGACAGCTAAATCAATAATTGCATTGAGGATTGCGAATGGGCGCGGCTTGGCAACAAACAATGAATTTAAGAGTGTTATAATAAGTATAGAAATTTTTGTCCCAATGACTCAGTGGGTTATTAAAGATACTAACTTAAGGCCATTTGCTATTATGGGGGAAATTCAAAAATCTTTGAATAATAAAAAGATTGAGGGATTAGGAAAGTTGACTGGTGGAGATTTTGATTTGAACTTTTTAACTGAAGAAATTTCTGCTTATGAACAGACTTTCTCACTTACTTCTTATGATTAATGATAAAGTTTTTTTGGGTTTTCCAATAAAATTTGAAGATGTATGTGAAATATATCCCCCAACAGTAAATGAAGTAGTTAGTAATGATGATTTTGGGATTTATCAATCTTTCTTTACAATAACGCAAGAAGATTTAGATGACGCTTATTTAAAAGATGAAACGATTACACAAGTTCCTACGCCTTTTCAATATTTATTAATGAATTATTATCAAGATGAAGAAATTAGACAAAAAATAGAAGATGGTTTTAGCTTATTTGTACGAGAACCAGTGACTATTGTTCCAGAAATTGAGATGTTATTGATTGGGAAGGCAGAGGATGATATTGATCCAGATGTAGACTTGGAGAATCCAAGATTATTGACGGAAGAAAACTTTTTTGATTTTCAAAATCAAATACGTAAAGTAATTGGTTTAAAACTCGTGGACGCGCCGGCGCCAGATGATGTAGCTGAGGACCCGCGCGTTAAACGATGGAAAATGAAAATGAAAGAGCGTGAGAAGATTTTAAGTGTAAAAAAATCAAAAGATATTCCAACTTTTGGAACTTTACTTGCTGCAATTTGTTGTATGGGAATTGGATTAAATCCACTTAATATTGGAGAGATGAGCTATGCATGTGTTCAGTGGTTAATTTCTATGTATCAGCAGAATGAAGAATATGATATTGATATAAAGTCTTTACTCGCTGGCGCAGATAGCAAAAAAGTTAAACCAAAATATTGGATAAAAAATATTGATTAAGAAAATATAGGAGGCTATATAATATGGCAATTGGTATTCTTGATAAATATGGAATAAAAGAAGTAGCTGATGTAGTATTCTATGAATTAGACTCCAAAGGCGCTCCTTCTGCTCCAGTTCTTTATCTTGATAGTTTAAAGGTTTCGACTATTGAACAAAGTGCTGAAGTAGTAGATGCTACTGGTGGTAAAGGTAATGTTAAGTTAATTTCTTGGGATACTAATAAAGAAATTACAGCTACATTTGAAGATGCTTTATTTAGTGTTAAATCTCTTGCTATTATGTTTGGTGGAGAGGTTAAGGATAATGGAGAGAGCCAAGAAGTTTTAAAGACTCTGCCGAAGGCTAAGCTGACTTCTGCTCAAATCACTACTGCTGATGATGCTTGGGAATTTGCTCTTAATAGTGAAAATAAAGCGAAAATTGATAAAACAGCTTGTACTTATTTTAAGTATAATAATGAAAAGGTTGAACCTGGCACTGCTCAGGACTTTGATTTTATGACCTGTGATCTTCTTGATTGTCAAGGTGGTAAAGTTAAGGGACTTACTATTAATATTGATGCTTCTACATTTGGTGGAACCTATTATATTACTGGTGATACTTATGCCAGAAACTATGAGTCTGGTAAGGATGAGTTCCTTCAGTTCATAATTCCAAAGGGTAAGGTTAGTTCTGAGGATCTGTCTCTGACAATGGAGGCTGATGGTGATCCCGCTACATTCTCTATGAATGTAAATGTACTGAGAGCAGCTGATGGTTCTATGTTTAAGCTTGTTAAGTATACATTAGGTGCAGAGGCAGATGCTGCCAAGAATAAGGGTGTTGCTTCTGTATTAACAGGTTATGACAAAGAAAATGTTGAAAATGCTGGTTATCAAACAGCAGATGCAACTACTGGCAGAAAAGCAGCTTCTAAACCTACAATTAGCGGTGGTTCAAAACCGTCTTCAGAAGCTGAATAATTCATAGCTTAAATACTGATTTTAACGGTGGGAGGCGGATACGTCTCCCACTTTCTTTACTTATAAGTCGCACGTAGAAGTGCGCGCGGTCGTCAAGGTATGTACAACTACTGAGATACATGACAGCCGCCCACGGAGAATATAAATGGATAGAGAATTTGGTATGCAAGAACTGTACTTTGTGCAGCTAAAATCTACTTATCCTATAGAGGTAAAAGGAATTAATTTCGCTGCGGGTGAAGTAGTTGCAGCGTTTGATAAAATTCAAATTGCTAACTTTCAAGAAATTCATAAAGAGATAAGTTCACAAGGTGGCTATCAAAATAGAAAGTTATTAGTTTGGAATAGGACTGAGGGAGTAGATTTAATTTTTACACAAGGTATTTTTTCTAAAACACAACTGGGTCTAATGAATAATATGAGATTACTT